ACTTTCATATTAGCGGAGTGGAGATAGCGTAATGGCAACCACAGTAATTCCAGCAGCAGGTTCTACTCCGACTACGGCGCAGGGCGATGCTATTCAATCAAACTCTTTTGCACCATATGGTTTAACGTTAAAGCAAACCATTACTTCTACTGGAAGTATTACTTATCCCGCTGGCGTTACTTGGGTTTACGCTGTTGTTATTGGTGGCGGTGGAGGTGGCGGAGGCGGAGCCGGTGGCTCTGGAGTTAATGGTGGTTCTGGATGGTCTGGTACTGGTGGCGGTGGTGGTGGGTCAGGTGCTGGTGGTGCTTATATGCACGGTTGGTCCCCTGCTCTTACTTCTTGTATTATTGGTGCTGGTGGTTCTGGCGGTTCTGGCGGTGCTGGAACCGCTTACAACTCAGGCGTTAGCGGAAACAATGGGTCTGTTGGGACTGCTGGTGGAATAACCTATTTTGGTCACCTACTTGCTGGTGGAGGCGGTGGTGGCGGGTATGCGTCTGGTGGAAGTTATGGTGCCAATAACGTAACTGCTGCTGGGGCTGGTAGTGCTGGCAGTTTTCCTTACGGACCTGGCGGTGGCGGTGGTGGAGCCGGTGGACAGGGCTGGGGTGGTGGTTCTGCTGCTTCTGGCGCTGCTGGTGGCGCAACTGCATTAGGTTATTATAATACCCCCATAGTTGCTGCTGGAACATCAGGAATTTCTGGCGGTGGTGGTTCTGGTGGTGCTAGTGGTCAATACAATACCCCTTCTGGAGTCGGTGGATCTGGCGGAACAGGTATTGGTGTTGGTGGTGTTGGTGGAACTGGTGGAGCATTTGCATCAAATGCTGGTGGATATGCGTCTAACTCTACTGCTGGTGTTGCCGGTGTAGCCCCATCAGGTTCTGGTGGTGCTGGCGGAGGTTCTAATCAATCTATTGTTGCAGCAGCTGGCACTGGTGTTGCTGGAGTTGCATCTACTATTGCAGTAAATACTGGCACCTCAGGTTCCGGTGGTGGTGGCGGTGCTGGCGGTAACACTACTGGAGTTGCCGGTACTGCTGGAGGAGCTTCTACTTGCTATGGTGGCGGTGGCGGTGGAGGCGGTGGTGGCGGTGGTTTATCAGGTGTTGGCACTGCTGGTGCAGGTGGTGCAGGTGGTGCCGGTAAAGCCGGTGTTATTTATCTTTACTACTAAGGAAAAAACAAATGCCAAATTTTGCTGTAATCAATAATGGTAAAGTATCTAATGTTATTTTTGCTGATAGTGAAGAAATTGTTCAGCAAACAATAGGTCAAATTTGTATTGAATATACTGATGAATTACCAGCCCATATTGGTCTTGGGTGGAATAAAGAAACAGGGTTTGAACAACCCGAACAACCCGTTGAATAGTAAATAGTTTTCAATCACAAGGAGATAATATGAGTGCAACAACCATGGGAATCATCAGCGCAGTAGCTGTAGTTGTTCTCATTCCGGTAATAAAAGCTGTCATCAAGGCGCTCCGCGCCCGTAAAACACCAGCAGATATTGTAGCTGATGCGCTTGAAGCAGCGGTGGATGGCGTAGAAAAGAAGATCAAGAAATGAAAGCGGTTGACTACGCCACCATTGTGGTGGCTGTAGTCACCGTCATTGGAGCCATTGCTGCATCCATTCGTTGGATGGTAAAACATTATCTATCTGAATTAAAACCTGATGGTAATGGTGGACATAATTTTGAAGGGCGTATTGCCCGTATTGAAAAAACTATTGACCAAATTCTAAGAACCTTGTTGGAGAAACATGTCTGATCCTCGTATTCAAAAAGTATTAGCTGTCGCTAAGAAGTATGTTGATGAAGGTTACACTGAGACTGGTGACAACCAAACAATTTTTGGGAAATGGTACGGACTCCAGGGGCAACCATGGTGTGCAATGTTTGTTAGCTTTTGTTTTTCGGAATCTGGCGCTATTGATTTGATTCAAGCTCAATCTAAAAAAGGTTTTGCTGGATGCAATCAGGCTGTTGCTTTCTTTGCCAAGAAGGGAATGCTTGTTCCCGTGGGCGATGCACAGCCAGGCGATATAGTATTTTTTGATTTTGATGACAACCCTAAAACTAGTGAGCATGTTGGATTGGTATATGTAAATCAACCATTATTAAAGAACCTTGTAACATTTGAAGGCAATACTAGTGATGGCGGTAGCCAGTCAAATGGCGGTGGTTGTTTCAAGAAGAAGCGCCCGTATTCGAAAGTTGTAGCGGTAGTCCGTCCCTGGAACTAGTTAAGGATATATCTGTATGACTTCCAATAAAGCTATGGTGGGGGATCTCCCCCTTATTCTTAGCCAATCTGTTCCTACTGCTTTAGTGAGGTATCAGCGCGAAGATTTCGCTGCTGATTATGGTATTGGTAATACACCGTGGCTATCTGGTACATCTGATAGAGATCAGCTTATGCGTTCCACTACAACTTATCAGAAGGAACGTATCGATCAGGGTGCTTCTGCTGGTGAGAACTCTTTGTCTAACTGGTGGTTAAGGTCTGCTACGGGATGGCATCATGGTGCTGGTGAAAGATACTATGATGCTGACACGTCTGACTTGTATCGTTTCTATCAATCCAATGGTGTTAACCCTTGGGAAATGGGTGAGCTTACTCTTCTTCCTTTGACGGTGAAAGAAACTTCTGTGGCTGCAACGCAGCCAACCACTGTCAATGGTGGAACATTCTATATTTCTAATAACCTTGTGTGGTTTCGTAACTCTACGACTGGAGCACACACGTCGGTAGCTTTACCTGGTGGTGCTGTGCCTCAGAAGATTGTGACTGATGGAACGTATGCTTTGGTGGGTGCTAGCCTTGGTATATATCAGGTGAGTACTGCTCTTACTGTCACTAAGTATTATAGTATACCTGGCGGTAGTGCTACTTGGACTGTTCAAGCTATGGGTTATGTGAAGGATCGTCTAGTTGTGGGTTGCACCATTACTGACGCTCTTCCTTCTCGCGTGTTTGAGTTAGCCCGTACCCCTGCTGCTATCCCTACTGTTGTAAGTAATACTACTGATTCTCGTTACGAGTATGCTACTACTGATCTTACTTATGTTTCTATATGTGAATTGAATTCTTCTATTGCGGTGGGATATACCATTGGTGCAATAAGTAAGGTTGTATCGTTTGGTATTGATCCGGCTTCTCCGCTTGCTGCGATCCTTGACCCTACTGTTATTGCAGAACTTCCTCGGGGTGAGACTCTTAACCAAATTAGAAGCTACCTTAATACTTATGTTGTTCTTGCTACTAGTTCTGGTTTGCGGTTGGGTACTCAGGGTGCTGATGGTGCATCATTTACTTATGGTCCATTAAATATTTCTGGTAATTGTAATGATATTTCTTTTAACTCTTCTTATCTTTATGTAACTCGTACTGATCTTCTTGATACCACTGCTGGTTTGTGGCGGGTTAGTCTTGGTACCGAGGTGGGTGACGTGTATGCGTATGCTGCTGATCTTGCTACTGATGTTAATGTTCCTAACGGTATTGCTTTTGCTGGAGCTACTAGCCGAAAAATTATTACTTCTTCTAGTGGTGTGTGGGTAGAGTCTTTAACTCTTAAGGTTGAAACGGGTTGGGTTAAATCTGGTTGGGTAAGATGGGGTACTTCAGAAAATAAACAACCAGTTTCCATAGGATTGAGAACCCGTTCTGCCAATAGTTCTAGTGTAGGTTTATCTATTTATAATAATGATCCAGATCAAGATGAAGATTATTATAGTTATAATGTTGATACTGTTCCTCTCGGGCAACAAACGGAAGTTATTCTTACTGGAGCATTGGGACCAGCCTCTCATTATGAAGTTGAAATAAATCTTAGTCGTGATGCTGGAAATACCAATACTACCAATGGTCCAGTTTTAGAGTCATGGACTTTGCGTGCTCTTCCAGCTCCTCGTAAATCTCGTACTTTTACTATTCCACTTATGTGTTACGAGTCTGAGTCAGACTCTAATGGTAATGTTGTGGTGTCTGATCCTTGGTCAAGGATTAGTTACTTGGAAAGAATGGAACAGTATGGTGGTGCTGTCTTGTTTCAAGATTTTTCTAATGGTGAAGAACGCGTTTGTGTAATTCGTGCTGTCCAGTTTGAGCAACGTACTGCTCCTCCATTTGCTCGGGGGTTCGGTGGTATTGTTACTCTTCAGTTGCAAACAATTGATTATGAAGAACCAGTAGTGTGATAGAAACAAATAAGTTAATATCGTTGGTTATGCCAGGTGAAAGTTCTGAGCTGGTTACCCGTGTAAGGGTAGCTCTTAATGTTGCCGGTGATGATGTACTTGATGCTCCCCTTCAAGAGTTATTGCGAGGGTTGCAGCGCAGGTATGGTATTCCGGCAGTCGGGTGCATCAATGTTGCCACGCTGGATGCGCTCGCGGTTGCTCCACCAGAATGGTAGGGGCTAGAAGGAGAGGGGGGTCTTAATTGATCCCCCTCTTTTTTTATTTCTTTTTTAACCATACTTGTTCACTGGCTTCTAATACTTCTGCTCTGTCTCCAAGAGTATCTACTATGAAGTTGATGGCTTCTTTGGGGTGGTCGTAGGCTGACCAGCTTGGTTCCCACATGTAGTCATCGAAGGCAATAATTCCTCCGGGGAGTAGTGAGTTCCATCCGTTGATGCCATCTTTGGCTACACCAAATCCTGTGTGGTCACCGTCGATATATATAAAATTATATAACCCAGCGTGGTTTGAAAAGAATTGGTCGCTGGTTGTTTTTATTTTATTGACCCGTCCTGGTAACGGTGCAATCTTTGTATTGTAAATTGTTTCAACATCTGTCCAGTCGAAGGTCTTGTGGATAGCTTCTTCGGATCCTTCCCAAGTATCCACATCTGTAAGGCTAGCTTGTGGATGGGTGAGAATGTTTTCTAATAGCCAGAGACTTGCGTCTCCGGTGTATGCCCCGATTTGTAAGAAATGTACTTCTTGTCCAGAATATACCGATAGGTATTGATTGAATTTTTGATCAGCTCCGGTATTAATAAACCAATTGGGGTACATTAGTCGGCGCTCTTGTCGCCGTTAAGAACCCTCAATGCCCAGGCTAAACCAGTGTTCAAACCCTTAGACCATTCGTCTGTTTCTCTAATCATGGCATACTCAATCTTGGACTTAGCCCTTTCCACCTTGGAGCAGGGGTTACAACTACACACAGTACCCCCTTAAAGGGCTCCTGTCGGAGCCCTGAGCTAAGCAATGCCCCCCCTACCCCCCCACACACAAGCGTGTATTTGGGTGGCTCAGGGAGGCGCTGGTGACTTGTCGTCACCCTTCGCTGAAGTTTCTGCCCCACGGTTTCCCGCCCTCCAAACGTACCCTAAGTTGTGGCGTGTCGCTACCTTAAAGTGTCGGCGTGTCGCGCTATACTAAAGACATGAATGAACTCCCACCCCACCGCTCATATAGTCAGCTCTCTACCTGGCAGTCCTGTCCTCAAAAGTATTACCTGAGCAAGGTAGCTATGCTACCTGAGAAACCAGCAGTGTACCTAGCTGCAGGGTCAGCGGTTCACTCCATGATAGAATGGTTGAACCATGAACTCTACCGAGCCAACCACACCAATGATTAACCAACGAGGCATACCATCCAATGAATGTCTCAGCTGTGGATCTAACTGCCAAGTTATCAAAGCAGTCTTTCAAAACTATGACATTGTCATGTGGTTCCTTGATTCCTTTTGTGCCGAATGTGGTTCACCCATGACGGCACCTTGTCCGATAGACAATCCCGAGAAGGATGAAGACAATGAGTTTAACTGAGAAGTGGCTTGAGGTTTTCAATGACGCGGTCAAGGACATTGAAGAACGAACTGGTATCCCACCTACAGAATGGAAAACCGCTGGGCGCAAAACTATTGCGCGACCAGAGGGAGAAGATCTGTCATGGTGGCAAAGCGATGGACTCAAGCAGGTAGAGGCGTATCAGAAATGGTATGA